GTAACTGAGGCTGCGGATTTATCAGGCGCTCTAGACAGCACAAAGCAATATTTTCTTGATGGCATTATTGACATGGGAAGTCAGTCGATAGAGATACCGGCGGGAGGGTTAACAATCACAGGGTATAGCTTTGATCTATCTAAGTTAATATCTAGCGCTGTAGGTTATACAATGTTTGTATCTCCTGGCGGTGGATCTGGCAACGTTATAGGCAAGGATTACGCTATTGAGGTTACTGGATCAGGATCACAAGTTTATAACCTTGTTAGTAATACCGGCTTTGAAGCATTTGAGTTTACACGAATAAACTATAACGACTGTGAGTCACTAGGATCTATTGATAATTATCGACAAGGCTTAGAAATTGGCACGGGTAGATTTGGTGGTAAGCCACAATTAACACTTGTCGGCACTTGGTTAGGTGGTTATTTTATCGATACATCAATAGTCAGAAACTTAGACGATGGGGCTTATAGTTTATTCTCCGCAGGTACTGCCTTTAGTATGACCTCTAGATTTAGAAGCAATCAAAATATTGATTTACCAGCAAACGTTTCGTTTATTGATTTTGCATCCTCTAATTTTGTAAACCCATCAACATTACAACTAGATGGTTGTATTGTTACCAGGGGTGGAGTGTTTGACGCTACGGACACTAATTTAATTCCTAATGTTGCAGCCAGTGATTTAGTTAGTGAATGGACGGACAACAACGGCATTGATAATACCTTTGTAGGGGGTGAGGACTCTATATCAGCAGAGATAGCAACGGTCATTACATCCGATGGGGTTTATGTTGATCTAGCAGGAACTTACAATCCAATGGCGCTAACACATTTTGATTCGCCAGCTAGCGGGCAGTTGCGCCACTTAGGTGGCTCACCTAGAGAATATCAAGTCGTCGGCCAGTTCGTTATTGTAGGCTCAGCAAACGATACCATTGCTATGAAAGCGGTTATCTTTAGAAGTGCTACCACCTCATTTGAGGATGGAAGAATTCAAAGGAGGGTTATTAACTCATTGCAAGGAGGTAGAGACGTCGCATACTTTGGTTATTTTGACAATATAACGCTAAATAAAAATGATTATGTAAAATTCCAAGTAGCCAACATCGGCGATACTAATAACGTGACGGCAGAGCTTGATAGCTTGTTCGTAGTGCAGGCCCGATAATGCCTAGAATCACACTCCCAATAGCAAATGGTTTCTACCTTTCTGATTCTTTGCCTATCAGCGCTCAAGAGTGTGTGAACTGGTACCCAAACATACCACAGGTACAAGGCGCATTGTCAGATGCGACTTTAACGGGCTGCCCTGGTGTTAGTCAAATATTAACAACTGGTGAAATTAATCAGGTTAATCGCGGTGCACATGTAAAAGACGGTAAACCTTATGAATTGAACGGTGAAACGTTAATTAGAATTGATAGCTCGTTTGATGCTAACGGGGTTGAAATATTCACGCCGGTAACTATCGGAACAATACCAGGAGAAGGCCGCGTTTCAATGGCTGATAACGGCACGCAGTTAATGGTGCTTATACCTGGTGGCGATGCTTACATTATTGATGAAACTAGCGGAACATCATTTGTTCAAATAACAGATGCTGGCTTTACCGCTAACGGTGCGCCTCAAATAGTCGTTTTTATTGATAGCTTTTTTGTATGTAGCACTGATTCTAAAAACTACATTTGGTCAGCCTCTAATAATGGGCTTAGCTGGAATTCATTGGATCGAAATAGCGCAGAATCAGACCCTGATAAGATCAATTCTTTACATGTTCATAATAACAAGCTTTATGTCGGAGGGTCAGAAACGATAGAAGAACATCAGAACACAGGCGCGGGCAGTCAGTTCCAGCGTACAGGATTCTTTCTTGATAAAGGTGTATTTGCGCCATTCTCAATGATTTCATCTAACAACACGTTTATGTGGATAGGGGGCGGCACAAATGAGAGTCCTGCTATATGGGCATTATCTGGCAACTCAGCACAGAAGATTTCAACTACTGCTATTGACGCAGCTTTGCAAGACTTCACACAAGCAGAAATTGAGCAGGCTTTCGCTTATTCATACGCGCAAAACGGAGCTTACTTTGTTGGCTTTTCATTACCGACGAGAACATTTGAATATAATACGATCACAAGCCGGTGGAATGAACGCAAATCTAAGCTAGTTACTGATAGAGGATTGACTGAAGTTATCCGGTGGCGGGTTAATTCAGTTGTGACAGCTTATAATCGCGTTTTATGTGGCGATTCTCAGGATGGGCGCATAGGCTCTATTGAAGTTGATACCTACACAGAATATGAAAACGAAATTATTAGAGTAGTGGCAACTCAGCCATTTTCTGATTTAGGCAACGCGCTAACAGTTACAGAATTAGAAGCAACGTTTGAATCTGGTGTAGGGGATCTAGTTGTCACAAACCCACAAATCAGATTAAGTACTTCACCTGATGGCAGATCATACAACGATGAATTAAGTAGGTCAGTCGGTAAGATTGGCGAATACTTCAAGCGGGCAATATGGAATAAGTTGGGCAGATTCCCAAGGTTTGCAGTGTTTAAGTTTGAAATGAGCGATCCAGTTAAGCCCTCATTCATTAAACTTGAAGCTAACATAAGGAGCGGTAAACGTGGCAATTAGAACGATACAGCCAAACAGTGATAGGCCGCTACTTAAAGAAAACGGCTCTCCAGATGTCCAATTCAATTCATGGCTTAAAATCATAACCGATAGAGATTTAATAGTCGGTACTGGTTCACCTGAATCTGTAGTTGAAGCGAACCAAGGCACGACATATATGGATGATGCTGGAACGGCTAGCGCAATCCTTTACATCAAACGCGATGCAGATATTGCAGGCGATAAAACGCAGGGGTGGATTCTTACATGAACGCAGCTTTGAAAATAATTGATGATATTTGTGTAGGTGGTAAAAAGCCAAACAGGGAGAATATTTTAGCATTTGAAGAAATAGCTAAAACAATGCCACAAATTGAAATACCTGTTAAGCATCATATTCACGGTGGAATGTATGGGCGCGAAATTACTATCCCAAAAGACACCATATTAACAGGGCAGATTTATAAGTTTGACCACTTTGACGTTATGATCAGCGGTGATGTAACAGTATCAACCGATACAGGCGAAACTAAGCGCTTGAGCGGCTATAACTGCTTAAAGGGTATGTCAGGCAAGAAGCGTGCAGGATATACGCATGAGGACACTGTATGGATAACCTTTCATCCTTATACGGGAACTGATGGTGATGATATTCAAAAGTTCATTACCTCAGAAACGTTTGAAGAGTTAGCGCTATTCAATACCGCAACTAACCAGGCTGATTATGAATCAATGGTCGATAGCATAGCGATGACTGAGCAAGAAATAAGAGCGCAGGTAGAAGATCAAAGCGATATGGTGGAAATGCCTCTAGGATATGGTCATATTTATACTTCAAAATCAGAACTGGAAGGTGATGGATTATTTAGCAAAGACAAGATCATAGCCAATAGTGCTATTTGTCCTTCAAGGATAAACGGAAACAGAACAATAGCAGGGCGCTATACAAACCACGCTTTGTTATGCAATGCCGAAATGGTTTTTATTGGCGAGGATATGGAGCTGAAAGCACTAAAAGATATTGAAGCAGGCGAAGAAATAACAGTCAATTATAGAAATGTAATCAATCATAGAGACATCAAAGGCGACTTATTATGTCAGGAGTAGCAACAGCAATAGGCGGAGCTGCAATAGTTGGAGCAATAGCAAGCGATAGAGCTTCAGATAAGGCGGCAGATGCAAGCAAAAGCGCATCAAGAACAGCATCAGCAGAGACAAGAAGGGCAGCAGACGAGGCAAGAGGTGATATAAATAAAATATTCCCTCAAGCTCAAGACACCGCTAGAAAAGGCTTCCAAAGTGCTCTTGACGTATTCGGCCAATCATTACCCGCTCAAACTCAGGCCTTTACTCAAGGTAATGTTGGTGCTCAGCAAGCAATACTTTCAGGGCTACCGCAAATACAAAATGCTCTGCTAGGCGGGAATGTTGATTTAAGCCAGATCCAAGCTTATCAGCCTCAAATGCCAGATTTAGGTTTTTTTAGTCAACAACTTCCAGAAAATCCTGTGCTTACTGAGAGGTTGCAGGAGATAGAAGCTGAAAAAACAGCACCAGCAGCAGCACAACCAGCATTGCAAGAGGCAAAGAATGCAGCAGCAATAAAAGCGGCAGAGGCCCGCGTATATAGAGCTACAGGGGTTTACAATAAAGCTAGTAATAAGAATGATGGACGCTTTGGGCCTAGAAGGGATTTTGAACAGGCGCAGAGATCGTTAGAAGCGGCTAAACTAGCACTTAACAATTTAAGAAGGTAGGTAAATTATGGCATTGCCACAAAATCAATTTTCACCCCAAGCACCATTCCCGCAACAGTTTGGAAGTACAGCACCACAACAGCAGTTTGGCCTATCTGGAGCGGAACAAGCTTTAAGACAAGGCGCACAAGGTGGCATCAATGCTATAGGTCAAGGCCAATTGCAGTCTATGAACACTTTGCAGTTTGGCAATGACTTAGCACAAAACCAATTGCAGCAAGGGCAAAATGTATTAGGCGGTGACTTTAATTCAATTGCTCAGCAGGTTAACCAAAACACAGGGCAGCCATTTTTTAATAAAGCGGCTCAAGGTGTTGGTAATTTTGCGGGCGCAGGTTTGCAGGCTCAAGACTTACAATCTGCTTTAAGTGGTGCGCAAGGCCAACAAGCATTCGACAATGCTTTGATTAATTCCCCTGTTCAACAATTCCTTAGAGACCAAGGCGAACAATCAATCATTAACCAAGCAACCGCGACTGGTGGGTTGGGTGGGGGCGAGGTTCAGCGCGATCTAGCAAGATTTGGTCAAGGAATAGCAGGCCAGCAATATCAACAGCAAGTGCAAAATTTAGGCGCTTTAAGTGGTCAAGGATTGCAAGCAGCAGGACAGCAAGGTCAATTCCTAAGTCAAGCAGGTCAACAGCAGGGTAATTTAGCCGCTCAAAACGCTCAGCTAGGAAATCAGGCAAGAATGGCTAATGCGAATAGGGCTTTACAAGCAGCAGGGCAACAGGCGAATTTATTCGGGCAAGGGGCTGGGATAGGCGCGAACTTAGCTAGCCAAGGAGCAGGAATTCAAAACGCAGCAGGACAGAATGTAGCAAACATATTGTCAGGAACTGGTCAAAGCATGGCGGCCAACAGATTTCAGACAGGGCGTGATTTGGCTTCGCAAATCGGACAAAGTACATCAGCACTATCTAATCTTGCCAACCAGCAAGGCAGTGGTTTAGCTGATATAATAGGCGCTGGTGGCAGCAATTTAGCTAGCTTATTAAGTAATTCAGGACAATTTGATGCAAATCAGCAGTCACAATTGGCCCAATTGCTAGCTAATATATCAACAGGGCAGGGCTCACAATTGAGTAATATAGCTTTAAATCAAGGCAATAACGCCTCTCAAGCGGCATTAGCTCAAGGCGCAAACCAACAGCAGCTAATAGGTAATTTAACAGGCGCATTTGGGGCTTATCAAGGCGCACAAACGCCAGCAGTAGCACAGGCAGCGGTTCCAGCACAAAACTTCTTTGGGAGTGCGCCCGTACAAGGCGGCAACTATAACTTTTAGGAAATATTATGGCTTTTAATCCATTAGCAAACTTTAATGAAGGTTTAGGTGTAGGACAAAATATATTGTCTTCGCAAAGGAATAATCAAATAAGAGGATTGCAGGACGCTTTATCTGGACAAATTCAGCAAGGCGGTTTTGATCCATCGAAAAGCTTAGATTTTCAACAGTTAAGTGTTTTAGATCCAACAGGCGCAGAACGCACACGATCGACATTTGAAAACCTGAGTGGAGAAAGGAAGAAAGCATACCACCAAGATCTACAAGGAGTTCTTAATTCATTAAAGAGTGGCGATATTGAGAGCGCAGCAACATTATTAAACGATAGACGTAACGATGTATTAACCTTGAATGGTGATACATCAGGAGTTGATTTGTTGATTAGCAAGCTTAACGAGGGCGCTTTCCCTGAAATGATTGAGAGGCTATCTGTTGTTGAGCAGGTTGGAATTGCTAACGGTGATTTGCCAGATACAAGAAAGAAACAAGCGTCGTTCCAAAAAGGTGATGGGGGGCTTGTTTTTAATCCTAACGATGGTTCTTATTCTATCAACGAACTTGCCAAGAAAAGGTTTGATGAATTAGCAGCTAAAAAGGGTGAATCTGGAGGAATAGGGCTTAAAGACAAGCAGTCTATAAATAAAGACGTAACAGGGTTTATTAAAAACTCCGTAGCTATTCGAGGTACAGCCAACGACTTAGATAAACTTAGTAAGCTTGGAACAGGCCCAGCAGCTATAGCCGCCGTATTTAAATTCATGAAAGCCAATGATCCTACATCAACAGTAAGAGAGGGTGAGTTTGCAACGGCTGAACAGTCGTCAGGTGTCCCAGCTCAAGTAACAAACTTTTATAATAAGCTTGTTACGGGCGAGAGATTAACGGAAGGGCAAATACAACAGTTTGTAGAAACGTCAAAAGTTCTTGCTAACTCAGCTATAAGCTCAGCAACAACTGAAGTAGATAAATACCTAAATACATTTGGCGAAGATTTACCTAGCGCATTTCAGGAGTCGGTAAGAAAAAGAACGCCGTCTATGTTTGATTTAGGCGAAACAGCGCCCGAAGCTGGCAAGCCTGCGAGTGTTGGACGCTTTAAAGTTGAGGTGCAATAATGCCTATATATTTAGTAACAGACCCGCAAACAGGGAAAAAAGTAAAGCTTACTGGAGATTCACCACCAACAGAGCAGGAATTAAATGATATTTTTAGCGGTCTCCCTGTAGATGGTGGTGAAGCGGCGGTATCAGCTCAAGAATCACAAGAAACTACAATTGGTCAGCAGCTAGAGGGGGTTAGTGAGAATATAGATTCCTTAGTGGCCGGGGCTATTTTAGAGCCTATAGCTGGTATAGCTGGCATAGCTCAAACTCTCAATCCATTTGCAGATGAAGGGGCGGGAGCTAGAGCTGTGAAGGCTGTGAAAGATTTTAGTTTTAAGCCTAGAACTGAAACAGGGATTGAGCAGCAAAAAGCAATTAGTGAAACATTAAAGCCAGTGGGCGAAGCTTTGAAATCTACAGAAAGCTTCCTAGGAGAACAAACCTTAGAATTAACGGGTAGTCCAGCGCTCGCAACTGTAGCTCACACCTTACCAACAGCCGCGCTAGAGCTATTAGGTTTGGGTGTATCTAAGAAGATTACAAAGGTAAAGGCTCCTAGTGACAACCTAGTTAAGAACACCTTAATAGAGTCTGCTCCTGATGTAACTAAAATCAAAAACGCATCTAGAGCAATATTTAAAGAGTTAGACGATTCTGGAGTTTCTATTAAACAGGATGCGTTAAAAAGACTAGAATCGAATCTAGATGATATAGCAAAAAAACAAGGCATTAGAGAAAGAGTAACGCCAGAAGCTTTTGGTGCTATATCGGAAGTTAAAAAGGATATAGCGATTGGAAAACCATTGACAATAAGTCAGATGGATGAACTTAGAACGATAGCTAAGAATTCGATTGTACCAACCGATGCTAATAAAACTAGGGTTGGTATGTCCGTAGTTGATGAGATAGACACATTTTTGGATAATATAACATCTTCTGATATTGCTAAAGGTGCGCAGGTAAGCGCGGGTGATGTAGGCAAAAAATATAAAGCAGCAAGGCAGCTGTGGGGAAGGGCTAAGCGGTCAGAAATGCTTCAAGGAGCTATTGAAACAGGCGCTAGCAGAAAAGCAGGGGTAGAAAAAGGAATCAGGAACGAGCTTAATAATCTACTAAACAGGAAGAAAAGCAGAAAGTTTTTAAGCAAAGAAGATGTCATCGCTATCAGAAAGGTAACTGATGGAGATTTTAAACAAAACTTTGCTTCATTAGTTGGTGGAATGGGATTGAAGCTAGAAAATAGCCCTAGTCTTTTTAGTAGTATGGTTGGTGGTGGCGGTGCAGGCGCTTTAGCAAGTACGGTACCTGGTCTTGCTGGTTCAGTTGCTCCAGTAGCGATTGGGGCTATAACGGTAGGTACTATAGCAAAAGAAGTCGCGAAAAAGATCACAAGGAATAGAGCTGGATTTTTAGATACAGTTACTAGAGCTGGAAAAGATGGCGAGAGAATAGCTAAAGCCTATTTAACAGCAGTACCGAAAAGCAAGAGAAGTGTTAGCGACTTATCAGATTTATTGCTTGATACGAATATTGATCTAGGTTCACTAGAGAAAGCAGGCAGTGATTTAGTTCAGGATGCTATAAAATCCGCAAGGTTTAAACGTGAGTTGTTGCAGGCTACCGCCACGGCTGGGGTGGCTGGTGTTGCATCAACTAAAGATGGAGTAAATAATAATGAATGATAATATCATAATTACCCAGTTAACGGCTGGATTGCTATCCTGTTCTAATTTTTCAACCATAATTAAATCATCCTTAAATAAAATTAAGTGTATCACAAATTATAAAGGGAGAAATGTATCTCACGCTTCATAAACCCAGTACCTCAATACAAACCTTATAGTAAGCTGTATTTTTTTGATAGCGGTACTAATACGCAATTAATAACTTATAAAGATGAATCAGAACTAATACCTAACACTCACCCGGTATTGACAGATTCGGCAGGTTTTACGCCAAATATATTTTATAGTGGGACGGCTAAATTAGTTGTAACTGATGGTGATGACGTTCAATATATCGAGCGTGATCCTGTAGGTGGTGAGAATGAATTAGGTAATTTTAGCTCTTGGAGCGCTCTTGTCACTTATGACGCGAATGACATTGTAGAGGGCTCAGACGGTAGATATTACCAGTCATTTTCAGGTGGAAACTTAGATAATGACCCTACGCTCACGCCTACAGCTTGGTTTGAAGTTCGATTTATTGAGGTATGGAATACTAATAAATCTTATTCTATCGGTGATGTTGTACAAACGACTGATGGCAGTTTATGGAAGTCGGTTATAGTCTCAAACGCGGCTAATGATCCGGCAGTAGATGACGGGACAAGCTGGCTACCGGCCATTGATTTATCGGCTGCGACTACCCTTTCAGGTAAAAACTTTTTAATAAATGGTGATTTCGACATCTGGCAGCGTGGGGTTTCATTTGCCAATCCTAATTCTGTTTATACTGCGGATAGATGGCTTTGCGATGTTATTAGAGGAAATACTGGAGATGTCACAAGGGAAGAGTTTGTAGCAGGGCAAACAGACGTACCTCACGCGCAGTATTACGCTAGATTTACAGCCACTACAGCCCCTACGGGTAGTCGTGCGCTAATGAGGCAACGTATTGAGGATGTGTACACTGGTGCAGATAAAACTATTACAGTTTCATTTTTCGCAAACGTATTGGCAGACGAGACGATTAATCTAGACTTTAGTTATGACTTTGGTGTAGGTGGTAGCGCTGGATTTATTGCAGCGAATTCAAACGTAGCTCTTACAGTTGGGTGGAAGAAATACACTGTTACGGTGGTGCTACCATCAATATCAGGCTCAACTGTAGGCACTGGATCATTCTGGCATGTATCATTTATAAGCTTTAGCACGGCGGCAACGTCAACAGTTGAATTTGCTAGAGTCCAAGCTGAAGAAGGAACGTTCGCTACTGAATTCGAGTATAGACCGATAGCTGAAGAACTGGCGTTGTGTCAGAGGTATTATGAAATAATTGATGGTTTTCAGATTATTGAATATAACGATTTCGCGGGCGGGTTATCACGATCAATTAAATTTGCTGCGACTAAAAGAGTTGAGCCAACAGGGACATTTTCAGCAACGCCCTTTGGTGGTGCGTCAATTGGTAGCGCTACACCAAGTGGTAAAGAATCAATAATCGTATCATGGACGGGTATTGCAACGCCTCAACGTCAAGGCTTTCAAGATGGAATTATAACCGCAGAATCAGAGCTTTAGGAGATAATTTATGACAGTTTATGTTGAGCAAGAGAATGGTTATCTCGTTACGGGTAATATGACGATACCCAATGACAAAGCCAACCGTCACTATAGACAAGTACTTGAGGATGTAAAGGGATCTTTGTCTACCATAACACCCTATGATGTAGAGGCGGGGCTGATTTTAGAGCAGGAAGCAGAGCAGTTAGTGTGGGCGGCTAATGAACTTAGGTTAGCAGATATAGAGCTAAATAAAATTCTAGATAATGACCCGAAAGCGGTAGGTACCGAGGAAGAACTTCGCAACTATAGAAAAGAGTTGAGGGCGCATAATAGACACCCAGACTATCCAACTAACGAAAGACCGACTATTGTCGGTAGGAATTTGTAAATCTAATTAATTAGCCCGTACTCAAGGTGCGGGCGTTAACTGTTTAAGTTTGTCTTTAAAATATAATTCGATCTCTTTGTAATCTTGCGCGGTTCTTTTCATAGTGCCGCCTTTTAAGCTTTCTAACATCTCAACCTTTTCCAATCCTATTTTTTTAATTAGATTTCCTTTGTAATCGTCCGAATTTCCTCCTTGATAGGTGTTACAGTAATCCGATTGTCCATGTATGTTATCTTCATCATACCGAATCCTTGG